CAAAAAGCTACTCCGTAGCAGCTATATTAGCAAAACTGTTTTTGCTTGGAGAGGATGACTTCAATAAGTCAAAGGTTAAAGCTAATATGTTCTCTTACTTCAAAGAGTATCTAAACAAAGATGGTACGTTAGATAAGTTTGTTAATGCTATTAATCACTGTGGAGATCACACTGAATTTCCATCATTAAGACTAAAGGATTCAATGTCTGAGATGCAGTGGAAGAGTGGTTTTATGGATTCAGAGAATAGGCCTAGAGGATCGCAAAACGAGGTATTGGGATTAGCTATTAAAGACGACCCAGGTAAAGCCCGTGGTAAGAGGCCTCATCCATACTCTGAAAAAGTAATAACATATTCTGGTATTAAAAAGTGGGGTGACATTAAAATTGGAGATACACTTATAGGAGACGATGGAAAACCAACAAACGTTATACAAATACATGAGGTTGGAGAACAAGACATTTATAAGATAGAACTGTCTGATGGAAGAGCAGTTCATTCTACTTTAGATCACTTATGGCAAGTCGATATACTTGACGAAAAAGCAGATAAGACAACAGAGGAGATGATAGACTTAATAAAATCAAATTATGTCTATATAAGAAGCTGTAGGCCGATAGAATCTGTTTGCGAGAAAGATGTAGATGTAGTTGAGTTTATTGATTCTGGTGGCAACATATTGGAGTTATCAATATATCAAAGGCTTCAGTATTTTAAAGCCAAATACGACGACAATATTTACTATAACTACCTGTGGCTCAATGACTTAGACAAAAAAGAAGTAGATACTATATCTAGAATATCTAGAAGCTTAGGATGGGGTTGTTATTCAGGTAGTCATTCTGTTAGAATAAACAAATGTCCTAGTAAATCAAGAATAATAAATATAGAACTAGTTGGAAGAGAGCAAGCTAAATGTGTAACAGTAGATAATGATAGCCATTTATATCTTATTGGAGATTTTGTCATAACGCACAACTCGTCTTTTCAGGCTGTAGAGGAGTTTGGGTTCTTCCCAAATTACTTAGATTTCTATCAGACAACATTACCAAACGTGCAAGAAGGGCAGGCTGCTGCTGGGCAAAGTTACTCTATTGGCTGTGTTTGCGCAGGTACTAAAGTATATAGGCACGACGGAGAATTGATTAATATAGAGGATTTATCAAAAGAAGATGGCATATGCGGGTACGACGGAAATGGACTTATTAAAGAAGACGTAACGTATATACAAGACGAAGCGTATAAAGATTGTTTTAGAATAGAAACAGAGCATAATAGATTTATTGAATGCAGCTATGACCATCCGCTTTTAGTGATAGACAATCCACGTGTAAAAAAGAGCAAGCAAAAAGCTGTTTTTAAGAGAGCAGAAGATATAATTGCAGGAGATAAACTTTTATTATTAAACAATCATAATGTTTTTGGCGAAAAGAAAATGAAGTCTGCAAGACTTATTGGATTGCTGCTTGGTGATGGTAGCTATGCGAATTGTACTACTCCAACTCTTAGCATCGCAACTAATGATTTATACGAATATGTTAATTCTAATTTTGATATAGGAATAAGCAAATTGATGGACTGCTCAAATGGAGACACTTATGCCCAGGTATATATTAAAAATATAAAAAGCTATTTAGTAGAACTTGGGATGTGGGGACAGTCGAAAGACAAAAAAGAGCTACCTAAAAACATACATCAGTACGATAGGTATTCTATAAAAGAAATGTTATCTGGATATTTTGAAGCAGATGGAAACGTACAGCTTAGAAACGGAAACGCTATAATAAAGCTAACATGTAAATATAGAAAAATGTTAGAAGACATACGTTATTTGTTGCTCAAGTTCGGTATAAATTCTAATATAGTAAAAGAGAAGAAAGGATCTTCAGAGTTGAAATCTACATGCAATAACAAGATATATAAATTAAATAAATTCGATTGCTATGTATTGTATATTTCAAAAGCAGAATACGTGTTCAGATTTATAAAAGAATTTAATTTTACATCAAAAAACAAACAGGAAAGATTAGATTCAGCTATTATTCAGCTAAAGAGAAACATGGATTTATACGACAACTTATTGTTTAATTCTAGTTCAAAAATAAGCTCATGTTATTTAGAAGATAAAAGTTTATTAAATAACCTAGAATCAATCAAGGTTAAGAGATGTGATCCTATTGGGAATAAAAGAATATACAATTTAACTACAAGTAAAACCCATACATATGTAACAAATGGATTCATATCTCATAATACAGGTGGGGAAGAAAATTCTGACTTTACAGGAGCATTAGAATTGATACAAAGCCCATCTGGTTATAACATATATGGACTACCAAATTTCTATGACAAAGGATCAAATGGTAGTAGAAAAACCATATTCTTTTTCCCAGGATATATAAATAGAATTGGTTATTATAATAAAGATGGTGTGTCTGACGTAATCGGTGCAATGCTTTCTGAAATAAAGTACAGGGTTAATCTGAAGTATAACTCATCAGATCCAATGATGCTTACTAGACGTAAAGCTGAAACAGCGTTTACACTACAAGATGCAATCATGAGGAGAAGCGGATCTATATTCCCATCTGCTGAATTAAATGATAGAATTAATGAGTTAGACGCAAACCCATCTTCTTATAACGACATGTACGTTGGGTATCTATACATTGAAGATGGAGAGGTTAAATTTAAACCTGATTCAGATTTACAACCAATAATGGAGTTTCCTCATAAAGATAATAAAAAAGAAGGAGCTGTTCATATCCTTAGAATGCCAGAAAAAGATTCCAGTGGTAAAGTTCCAAATGGAAGATATATAGCTGGTAGTGACGTGTTAATTTAGCACCCTTTAGTGGTAACACTAATTGAATAAGTGGGCAAAATCGGTAGAAGTCTTAATAGAAAATACCGAGATAATTTAATATTTAAAAGTATTAAACATTGTAACGCATAGTGGAGAAACTGCTTTTAAGCAGAATATAATCCGCCAAGAGTGCCCGCCATCCAATTATTTTGGATGATAATATATGCTGAGCTGGTCTGAATTAACAGACGTATCCACATTGATGTGCTGTGGTATGGAGGCGACTCCCAGAAGTACAAGATAAAAAGCTTGTACGATAACAAAACTGATGACGACGACACATCAGAAACTTTATCTTTAGGATCTTTTTATATACTTGATTTATTTACCGACGACTTAGTATTTGAATATACTGGCAGACCAATGTTTGCAGATGACTTTTATGAAATATGTAGGAGAGCATGCTTATTTTATAACGCAGAGTTGAATTATGAAAATAATAAAAAAGGATTGTTTAAATACTTCTCACAGCATAATTCATTATACCTACTGTCTGATACGCTAGAGTTCTTGGCAGATAAAGAAATAATAAAGCCAGGTACATATGGGAATAAAAAGAAAGGTGTTGGAAACTACGGACAAGTAGCTCCATACGGAAGGCGTTGTATTAGAGATTATCTATTAAAGCCTGTAGAAATGGAAAGACAGATAGAGAAAGCTGATGGAAGTATTGAGATAGAAGAGGTTAATATAATGAAGCTTCATACTATAAAATACAGAGCTTTGTTACAAGAGCTTTCGATGTGGTCTGAAGACCTCAATACAGACCGTGTAGATGCTTTAGCTATGCTAATGCTACTGCGTGAAGATAGACTTAGACTAGCTGGAGATGATGGAGTCAAAAAGAGTATAAGAAAAGACGATGCCACATATTTAGGCAATGATGATTACTTTAATAGGAATTACAAAAATAAACACAATTAATGTTTTTAGATTAAAAAGAGTTGCTGTTGGCGATTGTTTTATTTAACTTTGCAAAAATTTAATTTTATGTTAATAGAAAAAAGAACATTTCCGCCACAGCAACTGCCTTTTAGCAAAAAGACAAAGGAGTGGCGAAAGTCCAATATAGAATGGGCTGATAGCATGAGGCTATCTTCTGACGCTGGGCTACGTTCTTCTCTAAGGCGAAAGATTATAAATTATGATTTAGTTGCTGGAAAGATCCATATGGATGATATAGCAACAACGCTAAACCCTAGCGGTATAGATGCAGGCTTTGTTCCAGATACAGTTCAGCACATGCCTATTATAAATAGCAAGCTTAATGTTCTTTTGGGAGAGGAATATAAGAGAAAATCTATACCGAGAATCATAGTTACTAATCCAGACGCTATATCAGCAAAGGAGAACGACAAAAAAGCTGCTTTAGGCGCTTCTATTCAATCATGGGTGGAAGCCTCATTCCCTGATGAGGAGTCTGCAAGTGCGGAACTTGCTAGATTAGAGGATTACTTTAAATATGAATGGCAAGACATTAGAGAAGTAAGAGCTAATTTTTTGTTAAATCATTATTGGAAAGAGTTAAATTTCCCAATGATTTTTAATAATGGATTCATGCATGGTCTTACTGCTGGAGAAGAAATATACGCATGTGACATCGTTGGTGGAGAGCCTACTATAGAGGCTTTAGATACAAGGTCTGTTGACCTAATACAAATGGGTAGCTCTAATAAGATAGAAGATGCAGACATGATTATAATAACTGATTATTGTAGTCCTGGAAAGCTAACTGATATTTATTATAGAGATCTTACAAAAGAGGATTGCGCAAAGCTTTATGGAGACATGCTAGGTACATCATCTGACGAGATGCACAATAGAGATGAAAGAGAGACTTTTGTATTTGTTGGAGAAGAGGGAGAAGCCGTGCAATCCAGTGAATTGTTAAATGGAATACAGCTATTTGCATCAGGCGCATCACACTATTATGACGCTTCTACAGATGAATACGGTAATATTAGAAGGCTTAGATTCTTTTGGAAGTCAAGACGAATGGTTAAACTAGTTACTTCGTTTGACCCAGAGACTGGGGAAGAGATAACTGAGTTTTACCCAGAGACATATAAAATAAATAAAGATTTAGGAGAATCTGAAAAGACTTTTTGGATAAACGAAGCATGGGAAGGCGTTAAGCTAGGAGATGACATATACCCATTTATTAGACCTAGAAAGATACAATATAACAGACTAAGCAATCCTAGCGCATGTCACTTTGGTATTGTTGGTAGAATTTATACGCAGACAAATAATAGAGCTTATTCATTAGTCGAAATGATGAAGCCTTATAATTATATGTATAACGTTCTGAATGACAGGCTCAATGAAGCCATTGCAGCTAACTGGGGTAGAATATTAAAGTTAGACTTAGCGATGATTCCATCTGGATGGGACGTAGAGAAATGGCTTTATTATGCAAAGAAGAGTAAGATAGCAGTGACAGACAGCTTTAAAGAGGGAAACTACGGAGCTGCAAAAGGCAAGCTATCTGGTATGATGAATAACAATACCAATGGAGTTTTAGATGCAGAAACTGGTTCTTATATACAAAACCATATTAACTTAATGGAGTTCATTAAGAGCGAGATGGGTGAAGTCGCTGGAATCTCAAGACAAAGAGAGGGTCAGACTAGCTCAAGAGAAACTGTTGGTGGTATAGAGAGAGCGACATTGCAATCATCGCATATAACGGAATGGCTATTTAGCATACATTCTGACGCCAAAAAAGCTGCTATAGAATGCTTTATAGAAACAGCTAAAATAGCTATGATGGGTGAATCAAAGAAGTTCCAGAATATACTAGACGACTTCTCTATGAATGTGATAAACATTGATGGAGATGAATTCGCAGAATGTGACTATGGTTTAGTATACGATGAATCAGACTCTACTGCGTTACACGCTGATAGACTTAATACATTAGCACAGGCTGCAATGCAAAATCAAGCCGTAACATTCTCTACGCTTATAAAGATATACTCTGACACGTCAATGCAGTCTGTTTCTAGAAGAATAGAAAACGATGAGCAAAAGCTTAATCAGATGAGGCAGGAAGAAGCAAAAGCTAATAGAGAGTCAAGCGAACGAATAGCTCAGATGCAATTAGAACAGGTCGATAAAGAGCTGGCGTTGAGAGATTTGATAAATCAGAGAGACAACCAAACTAAACTTTTAATAGAAAAGATGAAGCTTGAAGGAGAAGCATCTTTAACAGATAAAGAAAGAGAGCTTTTAAATGAAGATAAAAGGCAGTTTGATGAAAAGTCTAAAATAGAAATGAAGAAAATAGAGACAAAGAATACAAGCAGTAAATAACATCTATGTTTGGGAGACGTAGAAAACTATATTAACAACTATGATACCAAACCAAACAGGGATTTATCTCACTAACGATATACTAAACAAATACATTATTCCATTAGCATTAAGCGTTTTAACATTTTATCAGCCAATTATTGTATTCCTAGCTTTAGCAACAGGGCTAACATTAGCTGATTGTTATTTCGCATGGAGATTATCAGTAAGAGTAAAGAAGTTAAATAAAAAAAGCAAGGGCAAGCTCTCGTCTTCCAAGATACGTAGGGCGACAAGTAATTTGTTTGAGGCAATGCTTTTAATATTAGCCGCTTATGCAATAGACAAAATAATCATTCAAATAGATGATATGTTTTTGACTAGGATAGTCACTGGCGCTTATGCAATAAGACAACTTATATCCTGTCTTGAAAACGCAAGTTCAGCAAATGGAAGTAAATGGGCTAGATTAGCTCAAAAAATATTAGTAGATAAATCATCTAGGCATTATGATGTTGATCTAAATGATAAACAAAATGATAAATAATAAGATTATCATATTCTTAGGCATTGTTGTAGTATCTTTAATAGGATACTCAGCAGTGCTTTTTAATAAAAACAAATCTCTAAATAAAGAGATTGAACTATCTAATAACAATATAAGTGCATACAAAGGTATAATAAGCAAGAATACAAAAGAAAATGCCATATTGAGATTAGATATAAAACAAATGAAAGAGAGCGGCGATTCAATGATTACATCTTTAGAAAAAAAGGTAAAGTCAATAGAATCCAAAAACAAACAAGCGACACATGCTAGTTCAACAGCTATAACATTAAGAGATTCATTTTATATACCTCAAGTTATAGATCACTATTTGAAAATAGATACAGTAATTATAAAAGACTCTTTCAATAAAGCAATAATAAAAGCAGATAGCACAGGCATTTTATTCATTCCAGAGTCTTCTGACAATATTTCATTTATTTATTATATAGAAAAAAGCTATAGGGTAAAACCATTTTTCAAACGATTGATTAAATTCAATTTTAAAAAAGACGAAACATTAAAATATAAGCTAGAGAATCAAAATAAATCGGTTAGAATAGATTCTGTCCGAGTTGTAAAACTAGAAAATTAATATTATGCAATTAAAAGAAATCGAGGCTTTAATGCGTGAAAAGCCATATTTGTTAAACATGGGTGCTGGTAAGCTGGCTAAAGGATTTAAGGTTACTCAGGATGTTATTAAATTGGCTAAAAGCAACGTTCGATTTGGAGCGGTAAAATTTGATAATAATGAAAAGCAAAAGATACTTGTTCTAGATATTGAGACGTCTCCTTTAAGGTCTTATATATGGTCATTATGGAACGACTATAATAACCCAGAGCAATTGCTAAGCGACTTTTTTATTATATGCTGGTCAGCCAAATGGGTTGGTGGTGATATGCATGCTATGGCTGTAGATCCGTTAGATGCAAAAGCAGAGGACGACTCAAAGATTTTACAAGGCTTATGGACTTTGCTAGATGAAGCAGATATTGTAGTAGGACACAACTCTAGAAGGTTTGACATTAAGAAGATTAACACTAGATTTATTTTAGCTGGCATGAAACCACCATCTCCTTATAGACAAGTTGATACATTAGAGATAGCTAAACAGTCTTTCTCTTTTACATCTAAAAAGCTTGATTATCTAGCTAAGTTATTTGGTATTCCGATGAAACATAAGACTGAGTTTTCTTTATGGACTAAATGCCTAGATGGAGATATTGCAGCTTTAAATCAGATGCTAGAATATAATGTTCACGATGTAGAGATAACAGAACTAGTATACTTAAAACTAAGACCTTGGATGAAATCGCATCCTAACATGGGTGTATATAATGTAGACAAACCACTTAGTTGTAGTTGTTGCGGATCGCATGAGCTTGTTGCAGAGAAGAAACGTTTCTATTCTAACACTGGAGAATTTACGGTCTATAGATGCAAGGACTGCGGAGCGATGTCACGTAGTAGAACGAATAATATAGCAAAAGAAGACAGGAAGCTTTTATTAACATCTATACCTAAATAGTAAAAATGGATTAATAAACAAAAACGGATATTAATAACCAGAGATAAAACGTCTTTGGTTATTAATGTAAAAGGTATTATATTTGCAAAATAAATTAAAATTGGGAGAGAATTATGATTTGGGATGAAGAAAATGGTCTATTTGATGCCTTGGGAAATGGCACAGAAGAAGACATGGATAAACTAGGTGGATTAGAAGACCTAGGTTCAGATAATGATAAAGAAAAAAATAATAATAAATCTGACGAAGGAGACGGCGGCGATGACGAATTATTTGAGAGTCAAGAGGGAGTAGCCGAAGAAGTTGATCAAAACAAGGATGAGCCAGAAGAAGATGTGGAAGACATGAGTTCTCCCAATTATGCTTCCATAGCGAAGGCTCTTGCCGAAGATGGAGTTCTTGATTTAGACAGCGAGTCTCTAGAGTCAGTTAAAAACGCTGATGATTTAATAGATTTGTTTAAAAAGCAAATAGATAATCATTTAGACGAAACTCAAAAACGCATTAAATCCGCATTAGAAACTGGAGTACCAGTAGATGAAGTCCAGGGATACGAGAAGACACTTAATATTCTTAACTCTATTAAAGAAGACGATATAAATGCTGAGACTGAAGATGGAGAGAATCTAAGGCGACAATTAATTTATCAGGACTATATCAATAGAGGTTTTAAGCCTGAAAGAGCCAAGAAAGAAGCTGATAAATCAGTAGACAATGGCACAGACAAAGAAGACGCATTAGAAGCTTTAGAAAGCAGCAAGGACTACTTCAAGTCAGAATACGATGAAATTCTAAAAGAGAAAGAGGAAGAACATAAGGCGTTCGTTCAAAGGCAAAAGAAAGAGGCTGAAGATTTCAAGAATATGGTGTTTAATGAAAGAGAGCCTATTGCTGGAATAACGCTGGATAAAAAGATGCAAAATCAAATTTATGAGACCGCAACGAAAGCTGTTGCAAAGGATGAGAATGGTAATCCAATGACGGCTCTGCAGAAATATGCAAAAGAAAACAAGGTCGAATACAATTATAAACTCAATCTATTATATACACTAACTGATGGTTTTAAAGATATTGGAAAGGTGATAGATAAAGAGGTTAACAAACAATCAAAAAAGAAAATAAGTAATCTTGAAAAGATGCTAAAATCCGATAGCTCAAGCTTTTCTATTGGCGGCAGTAGGTCGTCTAGAGAATCTAATACTAAGCTCCCTGGTGAATTAGATCTTTCGTAATAATAACAATTTTTAAATAATAAAACATGGCTTTAGGAAAATGGCAAATGGTCGGATTCACATCGTGGAAAGGCACATCAAAAGATAATCATATTGGTGCTATCTACAGAAAGAGTCCGCAGAAAGCAAGTGATGTAATGATTCAACTTTTATCTTTGCATTACGGAAAAAATACTGAGGCGTACTTGAAACAGTTCCCAGTTAAATACTTTGATAATGATGATGATTATTTTTGGGAAGTAATTGGTAGTTCAAGACGTAATATTCCCTTGTTAGAAGCTCGTAGAGAAGATGGCTCTATCGTAGCCGCTGGAGACGTAGCTAACGTCGGAGTTGGTGGATCACCATTCTATTTAGTATTCTCAGAAGACTGGTTTGCTGACGGCAATATGATCGTTGGTGAGCTTAATGAAGTTTACCCAATACTTATTAAGGCAGATCCAAAAATGGAGGGTTCTAATGCTGTCTATAAGTGCGAAATGGCTGGCGGTGTAACAGAGGGTATGCCTGCTGGACAACTTGTTCTTGGTAAGCGTTTCAGCGTAGAATATTCTCCTGTAGAAAGAGGCGGTTCTCGTAAAGTTGGTGATGTTAGATTCTCTACTCCAATCTCTATGCGTAATGAGTTTTCTCAAATCCGTATTCAGCATAAGGCAGAGGGCGACATGATCAATAAAAAGGTGGCTGTTGGTATTCCGTTTGTTGATGGAAATGGCAAAAAGGTTGTTTCTAACATGTGGATGTCACACGTTGAGCTTACTATTGAACAGCAATTCTCTGAAGAGAAATCAAACGTTATTTCATTTGGCGTTAGTAATAGAAACTCAAATGGTGAATATCTAAATATTGGTAAGAGCGGTAACGTTATTCGTCAAGGTGACGGTCTTCGTGCGCAGATGGCTTATGGTAATACTATCTATTACAATAACTTCAGCTTGAAGCTTATTGAGGATGCATTGACTGAAATCTCTACTACTAAGCTTGGATTTGGCGAAAGACGCTTCATCTTGAAGACTGGTGAAAGAGGAGCAACTCAATTCCATAAGGCAGTACTAGACACTGTTTCTGGATGGAAGGCTATGAGCTTCTTGAACGCTCAGAACCCTGCAATCATAAGCAAGACTAGTTCTAACTTGCACGACAATGCAATGTCTGCTGGATTCCAGTTTACAGAGTTTAAAGCTCCTAATGGTGTTATCGTAAAGGTTGAAGTAGATCCGTTCTATGACGATCCAGTACGTAATAAGATTATGCATCCAAATGGTGGTGTCGCAGAATCTTATAGATATGACATTCTTTATATCGGAACAAACTTTGATGCTCCTAATATTCAGTTGGCTAAGATCAAAAATCATGAGGAAGTTCGTGGTATTCAGTGGGGATTGAGAGATCCGTTTACTGGACGCTGGGGTAACGAAAACATGTCATTTGATGAAGATGCAGCAGTATACCACAGAATGTGGTGGGGTGGAGTATTCATCTTGGATGCAACAAGAACGATGTCTTTAATACCTAACTTACTAAGAGGCTAATACGGCTTCTCCTAGCCACTTTCTATGACGTGGCTAGTCTATATAAAGATCAGCGGTAAAAACGCTACAGTGCCCTCGCCTGCAAGTCCAGGCGTACTGCACTTTAAAACGGGTGAGGCTAGAGTAATCTAGCCTCTTAATTGCGAGATAGAGCAGAGGTAGCTTATTAGGCTCATAACCTAATGGTCGGTGGTTCGATTCCACCTCTCGCAACTATTAAATGTGAATATAGCTCAGTTGGTAGAGCAAAGGACTGAAAATCCTTGTGTCAATAGTTCAATTCTATTTATTCACACAAAATATTTATTAATTAAAATTGGGAGAAAATAATGGTAAAGAAGAAAGAAATTGATGAATTAGACGTTGATTTATCCATTGATGAAACTGTTGAGAAAACTGTAACTAGTGATCTAAAAGAGGTTATTGATGATATAAAGAAAAGCGCTACATCTAATTCTAAAAAAGAAGAGTCGCATGACGTTGTAGAGTCCTGCCTAACAAACGAAAGAGTTATCATAAGACCAGTACTTCGTGAAGATGGTGTTATTAATAACCCTAAACACGTTTATTATGGTGGCATGGCAGCTAATGCTGTTAAAGTGTATTGTGTTCCACGTTTAGAGGGCAGCGGTAACTACGTGAATGTTTTAACCAACAAAGAGAAAGCGTTTCTAGAACAAGCTATGGGTCTTGAAAAGAATGCTTTGTCTATCTATTTAAAGGTTAACAACTATTGGGACAACGTATACATTAGATTAACAAAAGAGGATAATTACTTAGATCTGTCTATTCCAGACGATTATATTAAGTATAAAGTATTATTGTCTAATAAAGACGCTATTTGCCCTAATATAAATACACTACAGGAATCGCCAAAGAGAACTTATAAGTTTGTTATAATCAAAGAGAACGAAGAAGTTAGTCTTAAAAACAAAGAGCTTAGTGCAAATATGGAGGCATATATGAAACTAGGCGAATTGCAATCAGATATTAAACTTCTTAAACTAATTGTTGAAACAGTTGATGGC